AAAGACGTTATCGGTAAAGCGAAACAACAACCAGGTTCAACCCTAAAACATTACGACTAATAAAGTATGCCTAGAAAGAGTAAGTCCGGTATTGGAAGTACAAACTCAGTTCCATTTGGTATGACTAATAAACAAATGAAAAGAAAGAAACCAATTAATCTTGATTATATTAAGAAAATTGATCCCCTTACACCCAATCAAGAATTATTTTTTGATTTATATAAGAAGAATCAAAACTTGGTTGCATATGGATGTGCTGGTACTGGTAAGACCTTTATTGCCCTCTACAATGCTCTTCTAGATGTTTTAGATCCTAAGACACCTTATGAGAAGATTTACATCGTCAGATCTCTTGTAGCAACCAGAGAGATCGGGTTCCTTCCTGGTGACCATGAGGACAAGTCAACTCTATATCAGATTCCATACAAGAACATGGTGAAATACATGTTTGAGATGCCTGATGACAATTCATTTGAAATGTTGTATAGTAACCTTAAGTCACAAGGATCTATTACATTCTGGTCCACTAGTTTTATTCGTGGAACCACTTTAGATAATGCAATTATTCTTGTTGATGAATTTCAGAACCTTAATTTCCACGAATTGGACTCTATGATCACCCGTGTTGGTGAAGATTCTAAGTTGATGTTCTGTGGAGACGCAACTCAGACTGATCTTGTGAAGACAGTTGAAAAGAATGGTATTATTGACTTTATGAGAATCTTGAATAATATGCCATCCTTTAATACAATAGAATTCTTGGCAGAGGACATTTGTAGAAGTGGTCTTGTGAAGGAATATATTGTTGCAAAACTTGAACTAGGTATGTAATGTTTAATCATGTTGAAATAGAAGTCCCAAGACTGTCAAGAAAGACAATCAATGGGATTAGGTTTTATGATACTCCCTCTGGAAAAAAATTAGTTTCTATCACTTCTGTTATCAGTCACTACAACCGTCAGATCTTTGCAGATTGGAGGAAGAGGGTTGGTAATGAAGAAGCAAACAAAGTAACTAAACAGTCTACCAGTCGTGGTACTGATACTCATACTTTGATTGAACATTATTTAAAGAATGAGGATCTTCCTACAGTCCAACCTCTTTCTGAGATGTTGTTTAAACTTGCCAAAGGGGATCTAAAGAATATAGATAATATACATGGACTAGAAACTCCTTTATACAGTGAGTTTTTAGGTATTGCTGGAACAGTGGATTGTATAGCTGAGTATAATAACGAATTGGCTATCATCGACTTCAAGACTTCAAAGAAACCCAAGAAACGTGAGTGGATTGAAGGATATTTTGTACAGTGTGCAGCCTATGCTTGTATGTTGTATGAATTAACTGGTCTTACAGTTAAAAAATTCGTTATTATTATGACCTGTGAAAATGGAGAGTGTGAAGTCTATGAAGAGTATGATAAGGCGAGGTATATTAAGTTACTTACTAAGTACATCAGAGAGTTCGTTGAGTTCCAATTGGATGCCACTAATGCCTGAAAATCAAGATATTGATAAACTCTTGGAAAGTAAGTTTTATTGTCCTAGAAAGTTTTCGGAAGAGATTGAAAATATTCATACAACTAATACTGATATGAGTTATATTGATTCTATTATTTTCTTTTGTGAGAAGAATAGTATTGATGTTGAGGCAGTTCCTAAACTAATTTCTAAGCCTTTGAAGGAGAAGATTAAATGTGAGGCGATTGAACTGAACTTCTTGAAGAGAACATCTCACGCTAAACTCCCTATATGATTCCCAAAGTGAAAGCATTTGATGTATATAAGTCTTACTTAGGACTCAAGAATCATTTTACCAAGAAAACTTATGATTATCACAAATATTGTGGTAAGTCACGTGCATCTATTCAGTCGTTTTATAAACGTCGTGACAGATTTTTCTTTGAGAAGTTGTCCAGACAGAAGGATGATAATGAAGTCATTGAATACTTTGTGGCCAACTTTGTAAGTTGTGATGATCCTCAAGGTCTTTGGATTGGTCAGATCATGAAAGAGGGTGAGAGTAATTACTCTAACTGGAAGAGGAAACATCAATCAATGTCTTATGTTTTCAAGAATGAGGTCAGTGATCTATTTGAAAATAAAAAGTTTGATGACGTTTTTCATATTGATGGGAGTAGACACCCTATAATTGTAAAAGAACATCTTTCAAATAATATTTCCTTGGAAACATTAATTATTTTGGATAGGATTTTGGGATTTAAAAAGAACTTTGATAAAAAACTAAAAGATCCTGTCTGGGAGTTTTTATCAATGAGAATTGACAAGTATAGTCCTTTTATACATACTGATATATTTTCATATAAAAGAATTTTAAAGGAAGTGGTAGGAATTCGATGAGTAGTTTCTTTAGTTCGGAATTAGTTCGTGAAGAGATGGATAACATTACTAAACTTCAAGAAGAAATTTATGAGAATGTTTTTACATTTTCTTCGATGAGTAGAGAAGATAAGCTTGAACATGTTGAAAAACTTTCTACTCTTCTAGATAAACAAAGAGTTCTTTATACACGTCTGAGTTTGTCTGATGATCCTGAAGCCAAGAGGATGAAAAGTCAGATTTTTGAGGTAGCAGTGACAATGGGATTCCCAAAAGATGTTGATATTACATACGTCTTTTCAAACATGACCAAGGTTCTTGATGAAATGAAAAAAGCAATCATTGACAACCCTTGATCAAAGGGTTATGATTACGGGGTGTCCTAGCTACCCCAACCAAATCTAGGAATAAGCCAAATACACTTAATACAAAACATATGTCATTTTCAAATTTGAAAAAGAACTCCTCTTTGGGGAACCTGACTGCAAAACTGATTCAGCAGGTAGAGAAAGAGAATAAGGGTCAAGGTGGAGGAGCAGACGAACGACTCTGGAAACCCGTGATGGATAAGTCCGGTAACGGTTATGCTGTTATTCGATTCCTTCCCGCACCTGATGGAGAAGATCTCCCTTGGGTAAAATTGTTCTCTCATGCCTTCCAGGGCCCGGGTGGTTGGTATATTGAAAATTCCCTGACTACTATTGGTAAACAGGACCCTATTGGAGAACTGAACCGTGAATTGTGGAACACTGGTAATGAAGCTGATAAGGACACTGTTCGTAAACAGAAGCGTAAACTGTCCTTCTATGCAAACATCTATGTTGTAAAAGATCCTGCCAATCCTCAGAACGAGGGTGGTGTATTTCTTTACAAGTTCGGTAAGAAGATCTTCGATAAGATCATGGATGCAATGCAACCTGAGTATGAAGACGAGACTCCTATTAATCCTTTTGATTTCTGGCAAGGTGCTAATTTCAAACTGAAATTGGCCAAGGTTGCTGGTTACTGGAACTACGATAAGTCTGAGTTTGCCGCACCATCTGCCCTTCTGGATGACGATGATGCAATGGAAGCTCTTTGGAATAAGGAATATTCACTAGCAGAACTAGTTTCTGCTGATCAATTTAAGTCCTATGATGATCTGAAGAAGCGTCTTGATTATGTTCTTGGTAACAAGAAAGCTCAGGCTGTTGTAGCACAAGAGACTGAGTATGATAACTATGCTCCCACTGAGCAGAAACGTGTCAGTGAAGAGGATGCCTTGAGGAAACTGGAACAACAGATTGTTGAGTCCAATAAAAATACTTCTTCATCTTCTTCTGGAGAAGAAGAAGACGATGCATTAAATTATTTCAGTAAACTTGCTGAAATGTGATAGCAAAATCGGCCTCTAAATTCATTTTTAGGGGCTTATTTTTTTCAGGTAAAAATTGGCCCCTTTACTTTTTTTAATTATTGAAATAGTCTGATATTTTCTCCTCTTACCAGAGTTTTATCAATATACTGACTACTACCTTTTTTGTAGATCATTGAAGACTTTATATTTCTTTCGATAATATTGACATAATCTTGTTTAAGTAAAAATATATTTCTCTTATTATCTTCTTTTTTCACTTCATAGTCATAATTGGTAAATTCTTGAGTAATTCCAGTTTTTGTTAATTCAACACCAATTTTCGTATCATGATAAGTGAAGGAAAAATTCTTATCAACCTGAAGACCTTTAGGTACAATTGTAAATCCTGAGAGGTCTTTTACTTCAATAGTCTCATAATGATTAATTTCGTATAATTTTTGTTGTGTAACGTATTTGGTATCCAAATAGTTTTCAAATGATTTTTGGGATAATGGCCATTCGTCCTGATAATTGATTATATTATTAGAAAGAAGAACTATCCAATCATAGTATTGTGATCCATATATTTTATTCGCAATATTATCTGGTCTTTCATCACCAACTATGGTGTATTTCGTAAAGTATGATAGATCTGTAAAAATATCTTCGCGAAGAATACCTCTCTTAAACAGGTTTTTAGTTTGAATATATGCAGATATGGTTTGATTGTCTTTGAGTCTGTTGACATACTCAAAGTTAGGAACATATCTAAAATATGGTATTGCCATTTTTAGTAACCTGTTGGATGATCGTCTTCAGTATAATCTACTTGATATATGGGTTCAATTTCTGTGAAACTCAGCGTCATTGTAGTTTGAACCATAGAACCACCATCAGCATATGTCATATACTTACCCCCGGGCGTGTAATTTACCTCAACATTAGTAAGAGCACATGGTTTTATTTTATTCAGATATGGATGTGTCTGCCCACTAGCAACATCACTACCATCTCCATTATATATGTATTCTAATTGGAATATTTTTGGTGTTTCTAGGAATATCCCACCTGCTTTATTAATTTGTGGTGCGGAGAACCTCTTAAGTGTATGTACAATTGTTCTGACTGTCTCTGCTTCTTTCTTAAATCTTGGTGCAAACTGAAAATTAAAACCGAATGTTCTTAATTTTGGACCATTGAATAAAAGTTCCATATTTGGGTTAATAGTCTTTCCACTAGCCCTTGTAGCCATAGAAGTGTTACCTATAACATAACCAGCAAGAAGAGATGCGACACCATCTTTATTTTTTAATAAATCAGTAATAAGACCTGATGATCCGTCAATAGAACTACTTATAAGGTCTTTAAAGTTATCTATTATAGTTTTATCTCCTATACTATTTAAAAAACCATTTACAGACGCCATCCCTGCCATTTCAATCGCATTGGCATTTGCGTTTCCCCAGTCAACACCATTTGTTGAACCCAAACTGTTTGTCATTGGTAGGATGATTGTTCCCAATGTTCCTTTACTTTGTTTATATCTTTTAGATGCAGTGGTAACAAGAGTGTCTTTTTTCTTGTACCCATTATAACCACCTACTATAGAAGATTTCCAATCTTGAACATTAATCTTAATGTAGTCATAAGTAATACCAAGATCCCCAGCAGCTTCTAAGTTGGCAAGAGGATATCTTAATAAACCAACACTAGAGATTGAGGGAGTTATTGTTTTTGTACTAGTTGTATCAGTAGAATCATTGGTATTGTCAGGTGCGTTTACTGTTTTGGTAATT